AGAGAATAAAATGAAAATACAATGCAAAGTTTGTAATAAAACCATTGATAAATATAATAAGAATCAAATGTTTCTAAAATTTCATGTACTCAAAGAACACAATCTTACACATCAGCAATATTATGATAAATATTTTAAAAAAGGAAAAGAAGGTATTTGCAAGGTTTGTGGAAACCCAACAAAATATATAAAATTTAGTCAAGGTTATAGAGATTATTGTTCAGTAAAATGTTCAAATTTAGATCCTAAAACAACAAAGAAGAAATTAAATACATATCTCGAAAAAACAGGTTATAGATGTACAATGGAGAATCCAAATTCTCTTGAAAAATTAAAGAAAACAAATAGAAAAAAATATGGTTCAGATTATTATTTTTCATCAAATGATGCAAAAAAGAAACTCAAAAATTTAATAGAAAATAGAACAATAGAAGAAAAAGAAAAAATATTAACAAAAAGAAAAGAGACAAATATAAAAAAATATGGCGTTGAATGTGTCTTTTCAACTGAAGAAGTAAAAGAAAAAATAAATAATACTTGTATTAAAAAATATGGTGTTAGTCACCCAATGCAAAATAACGAAATAAAAGATAAAATTGTTGATTATCATTCAAGGTTATCTTATTTAGATAAACAAAAAAGAATTAAATGGCTAAAAGATAGTAGAAATAAAAAAGATATTAAATTTTTAAGAGATATGCTACCTATTGATTATGAATTGATAGAATATAATATAGAAAACTATCCTGAATATAGAAAAATAATATGTCCACATGGGCATGAATTTGAGATAAAACAAGGAACAATTAAGAAAAGATTTGAAAATAATCATGACATTTGTACTGTTTGTAATCCATTATATTCATATAATTTTAGTCAAAATAGTGTTTATGAATATATAAAATCATTAATCCCAGATGAAATTTTTAGATATAATACAAGAAAAATAATAACACCATTAGAGCTTGATGTTTATATTCCAAGTTTTAAAATTGCTATTGAATTTAATGGTTTGTATTGGCATTCAGATAAAAATAATATTGATAAAAACTATCATAAAAATAAAACTGAAATGTGTGAAAATAAGAGAATACATTTAATTCACATATATGAAGATGATTGGAATTTTAAAAGAGATATTGTTAAATCAAGATTGAGAAATTTGTTTAAGAAAACAGATAATAAGATATATGCAAGAAAATGTGAAATTAAATCTGTTGATTTTTATGATACCAAAAAATTCTTAATTGAAAATCATATACAAGGTAATGTAAATAGTAAATATTCTTTTGGTTTATATTATAATAGTGAATTAGTTTCTATAATGACATTTGGTAAATTAAGAAAAAATTTAGGTAGAAAATCTATTAATGGTAGTTTTGAATTACTTAGATTTTGTAATAAATTAAATTTTAATGTTATTGGTGGTGCTAGTAGATTGTTTAAATATTTTATAGTTAATTATAATCCAAATAAAATTATAAGTTATGCAGATAGATCTTGGACGATGAATAATGGAAAAACTATTTATGATATTTTAGGATTTAAATATAATGGAATAACAGAACCAAACTATTATTATATAGAGAATGGTGGTTCTATAAGAGAAAATAGATTTAAATATAGAAAATCTGAATTGGTTAAAATGGGATATAATATAGAAAAATCAGAATCACAAATTATGATAGAAAATGGATATTCAAAAATTTATAATTCAGGTTCATTAAGATATGAATATAATAAAAAATTAAACTGAGATAATTATTCCTTTTAATGCTTGATTTTATTTCTTTCCAACTCATACTTTACTCATTATTAAAAATCTCCTAAAAGAACTTTGCCTTTATTGGTTAATTTTGATTTTTTATTAATTAATTTTCTTTTGATTAATGATTTTCTACTATTCAATATAGGTGTTTTTTGATGTTTTTGATGTAATTCAGATCTAAGCATATCAAGAGCACAACCTATCGGAAGTTCTTCAAACACATTAGTAAAATCTGAATTATTATTTATAATCATAAAATCCCTCTCTTTTATAAATATATATCATGGCATTATCAATATGTTATAAATAATTAAAAAGATTAATTTTTATATTGGAGTGAATTATGCCTTATAGTGATAATATTAAATGGATTGGAATTAATAAACAACAATACCCAATTAAAATAATTGAATGTGGTGTTGAAAGAATTATTCCTGCAACTAATTATAAAATTCCACCACAAAAACAAATGGTTAAATTACATTCAAGTTGTTATGAAGAATACAAAGAATTATTTCATGTTGTAAAAAAACCCAATGAGATAACAGAATGGTCTAAGAAAAAAGATGAATATAAGAAAAAAAGAGAAGAAAAAAAGAAGGAAAAACCTTTATTAGGTGTTTATATTGATTCAGATAAAAGAGAAAAACTAATGAAAGAATTGTCTATAGTTGATGATGATATTAAATGTAAAAGAGTTAAAAAAGGGCTTCCAGGAAAAAAAGGAAAATATCAATGGGAATTTTTGAAAGTTGACACAAATGAAACTTTTATAGTAGAAAAAAATGTNATAAAATTTTGCAAAGAGCACAATATAACACCTATGAATCCTATTTATATTCATGCGAATAAAGATACAATATATAAAGGTTATAAAATAACCAAAAAATTAAAAGGGGAAAAGAATGTCTAATATTCAATCAATAGAAGCGATGCGATTGTATATAAAACAACAACTTGGGTATCCTACAATAAATGTAGAATTAACAGATGAACAACTTGATATTTCAATAGAAGATTCAATACAATTTTATAATGATGAAAATTATGGTGAGGGTTCATATAGAACATATTTGACATTTAATGCAACAAGTGGAGTTGATGAATATGTTTTAAGCGGTGATAACATTCAAGATGTTTTTGATTTTAGTTTTCAATCTTCTAATGGTGGGATTAACACTTTGTTTAGTCCTGCAAATACTTTGTTGTATAATGATTGGGTATTAAAAGGAAATTATCCTTCAGGTGGTGGAAGTTGTCAAGGTCAAGAATTAACATCATATCAAATTGCAATGGGGCATTTACAAGATATAAAAAATATGTTTGAAAAAAAATATAGAGTTGATTGGTGGTCTCAAAAACAAACATTAAAAATAACACCAACACCAAATGAAGATTTAACAGGTGTATTATTGATATATAAAAAATCGGAATTGGTGGATTTATTAAATAATAGATGGGTTAAAAGATTATCAGTTGCTAAAGCTAAAAAACTATGGGGCTTTATTTTAAGTAAAGTTTCAATGCAATTACCTGGTGGTGGAAATTTTAATGGTGAAAAAATAGAGCAACAAGGTATAACAGAAATAGAACAAGTGGAAGAAGAAATAAGGAAAACAAGTGAACCAATAGATTTTTATATAGCTTAAAAGGACATTAATAAATGTATTATTTTCCAAGAACAATACAGAATGTTACAACAGGATTCTTTACTATTTTTGATAATATTCAAGTCAAAAAATATGATAAAGATGGAATTGAAATTGCAACAAAAGATGTTCCTATAAGGTGGGGAGTAATTGATAAACATAGAGATATGCGGAAAGAAGATTTTGATACACCTGAATATCAATATTATCTTAAATTGCCACGAATGGCAATTACTGGGCCAAATCTAACATATAATTCTGATAGAGCGTGTGATGTGAATGGTGTTAGACAACACTATTCAGATATATTAGATTTAAATGATGTTGATTCTTTTTATTCTGATCCTGTTCCTGCACCTTATGATTACAATTATACTTTACAGATAAAATGCAATAGTATGGATTATATGAATCAAATATTAGAGCAAATATTACCATATTTTAATCCAGATACTTTTATTCGAGTTAAAGAATTTAGTTTTTTAAATATTGAAAGAGATTTAAAGGTTACAATGGGTGGTGGTGTTTCTCCTGATTTTGATCCATTTGAACAAAATGAAGAAACTAGAAGAATTATAAATGCTTCTATTGATTTCACTGTTGAAGGATTTATGTATCTACCAATATCTTCAACTAAAATTATTAAGTTCATTGATTCTCAATATTTTGTTAATAATACAGTAACAGATTCATATAGCACAAGTGGATTTGAGGGCACTTCAGCAGGTGATGTACCAAACGATGTACCATCAGACGGTTTTAATTTTAGTGGTTATAGTGAATCTGATAATGTTTATTATTATACAAGTGCTAGTGAATAGGTGTATTTATGAATAAACACGAAAAAGAATACTCTGATGGAATATCACAGTCATTAGGTATTAAAATTGATAACCTACCTGATGAAGTTGTTGAAGAGATTGATACTATTGAACAAAAAACAATTCAAGTTCAAGAGTCAATTGAAAACAACTTAGTGCTTATTAAAGATCAAAGTTTTATTGATTTTGAATTAAAGAATTTGATAAGTAGAACTAATACAACATTAGAAAAATTAGAATCTGATATTAAAATAGGTTCAGCTCCAAGAATGTATGAAGTTTATGCTACCTTAGTAAATACAAAAAGAGAACTGTTGAAAGAATTAATTACCTTTAATAAATTAATATTAGATATGACTATGTTTAGTGGTAAAGAAGGTGAAGATGAAGATGATGAAAAGGAAAAAAATAATTTTAATCTAACAAGTGACCAATTAATAGATCTCATTAATAGTGCTAAAGATAAGTCAGAATTAAATAGTATAGATGCAACATTTGAAATAGAGGATGTTGATGTATAAAGGTAATCCATTATTAAGATCGAGAGGTGAAAAAATTGATTATACTCCTGAGATGCTTAATGAATATATTAAATGTAAAGAGGATATAATATATTTTGCTGAAAACTATTTTTATATTGTAAATATAGATTTAGGTAAAATTAAAATCCCCCTATATAAATATCAGAAAAAAATGCTAAAAGCAATGAAAACACCTCAAAGATATAGAGGGGAATTAAAAAGACATTGTATAGTGTTGTCTTCAAGACAAGTTGGAAAGAGTGTTGTATCAAGAATATTTTTATTACATTCTATATTATTTAATAAAGACAAAACTTATGCAATATTAGCAAATAAGGAAAAAACAGCTTTAAAATTATTGAAAGAATTAAAAGATGCTTATGCTATGCTACCATTATGGTTACAACAAGGGGTTGTTGATGGTGGTTGGAATAAACAAAGTATTGAATTTGAAAATGGAATAAGAGTTATTTCTTCAAGTACATCATCTTCAGCAATTAGATCGGAATCTATTGCATTAGTTTTTCTTGATGAATTTGCTTTTGTTCCTGATAATATTGCAAATGAATTTATGAGTTCGGTTTATCCTACAATATCGAGTGGTAAAACATCAAGAATTATAATTGTAAGTACACCCAAGGGATTAAACGCATTTCATGATATTTGGAAAGATGCTATTGATGGTAATAATAATTATTACCCAATTAAAGTTAATTGGTGGGAAGTTCCAGGAAGAGATAAAAAATTTAAAGAACAAACAATAAAAGATTTACCAGGTGGACTTGTTCAGTGGTCTCAAGAATACGCTTGCCAGTTTCTCGGAAGCTCTTCAACATTAATAGAATCTGATATTTTAGAAACAACTGAAACTATAGATCCAATAGCATTGAAATGGAGTGGGGCACTCCAAATTTTTGAAGAACCTATTGCGGGGGGTTCTTATGTTTTAGGTATTGATACAGCAAAAGGTGTTGGTAATGATTCTTCTGTTATTCAAGTTTTAAAAGTAGTAAATGATAGGAAAATAATACAAGTTGCAACATACAGAAATAATTTAATATCTCCTTATGATTATGGTTCTGTTTGTTTAGCAATAGGACAATACTATAATAATGCTTATATGATGGTAGAAAGTAATGCTGAAGGTGGAGAAGTGTTAAATGTATTGTGGTATGATTTTGAATATGAAAATATATGTAATTGCGATAAAAAAGGGCTTGGAATAAGAAGTACAAGAACATCAAAATTAAATGCTAATATGTTATTAAAAGAGTATATGGATAAAGGTTGGTTAAAGATAAATAACAAACATACTATATATGAATTAAGTCGATATGTTGAAGTTAGACCTAATATTTTTAAATCTGAAACTGAAACTGCACATGATGATGAAGTTACAAGTTTATTATGGGGTTTGTGGTTTATAAGAACGCCTTTTTATGATGGAAAAATTACAGATAGAACATTTGATAATAGATTTAAGTTAGAAGATAATACTGATAATGAAGCACCATTTATGTATATAGATGATGGCATTAATTCTAATTTTGATTATGATGATATTTTTTAATTATAAATAATTGTGTAGTAATTTAATATAATAAAGGCATATAATGAAATTTAAACAATTTTATGAAAATGTTACATATTTAGATAAATTAAAATCAAAATTTAATATTGATAAATTTATTGGTGATGGATTGGGTTATTCAGCAACAGATAAGAAATGGTATGGGTTTACACATAGAGCTATACATGGTTTTGGTGTTGGTTCTAAATGTAAATTCGGTGATGTTCATTATACTTCATCAAATAAATTAGATTTTATAAATAATTTAAAGAATAATTATAATAATAAAATGTATAAAAATGTCAAGATTGAAGATTGTGGAAAGTATGTAAAAATGTTTTATGAAATACACAATAAAAATGGAGAAATATTTAAAATAAATAGAGTAAAAAGATTTCCTAAAAAATATGGTAAAGGAGAGTGGACTGCTAAAACATTAGAAGATGCAAAACAAATGGCAATAGATTTTAGAAATAAATTAAAATAATCAACTAAGTTCGATTAAATATTTAAATGGAGATGGTTGATTGTTATAAAAATTAATTTTAAGGAGTAAAAAATGAGTACATGGAAAGAATTTTTAAATGAAAATAATATTATTAATGAAGCAAGTGAGATAAAGTTTAAAGAATTATCAAAAGATGCTCAAGATTTCATTAAGAATAATAAATTGCAAAATAATGCAGATCAATATTTTGATGGAATACATGGTAATATTGCACAATTAACAGATGTTAGATTAGAAAAAAGTGATTTAAAAAAATTAATAAATGATAAGAATTTTAGATGGGTTGATGCTTCAGCAATAGGATTCTAATAATGGCTAAATTCAAACAATTTTTAACAGAAGAAATTTTAATAAATACTTTTTATAATTATTTATTAGAAGGTACAGGTTTTAAATTGAAAGAATTTGTTAAAGATATTCCATCTGAAAGAAATAAGAAATTTTTTAAACAACGACAAGAAATTGGTAAAACAGGATCTTTTTTAAGAGATGTTATTTGGAATGAAAAGAAAGATGTTTTAACATTAAAATATAGAGTGATACCTACATTTGATAAATCTGTTAAAACTGTAAATAAAAATGCAAATATTAAAACAAGTAAAGAATATTATCCTGAAATTCAATTTGAAGATGTTGAAAGTTTTCTTGGGAGTAAAAAAGATTTTTTTACAGTATTAAATAAAAGACAACAAGATGAATTGTTTAGTTTATTAGTTAAAGATGGTACTGTAAAAGTTCATAGTACAGATATGAGTTGGTTATATCAAGGTGTATGGGAAAATGCTTCTGAATTGGGATATTCTATTTATCCATTTAAGGGGACTAAAGGTAAAGGTATTTGGTCAAGACGACATAAAGGAGAATCTCCTGCTGTTTATATAACTAAACATTTAATTGAAGTTATAAATACAATACCATTTACTAAAAATACTATTGTTAAAAAATTAAGAGATAAGTATCAAAAATAAAGGAGAATAAAATGAGAAATTGGAAATGTTATTTAACTGAAGGAAGCACTATCAATTCTAATAAACTTAAAAAAATTATCAACAAATATGATTTATTGAATATTAGTGACATAAAAAAGAATGATAAAAAGGATAGAGCTGGTAATTTATTATCAACAACATATCGTATTAGTATGGATTATCCATATGATAAATATAAATCAAAAGAGGAATTTAAATCTTATGTATTAGATAATAGCAGAACTAAATTAAGGTTTGAAACAAAGTATAATGTTCATAATTATGATGAATATAAAAAATATATTACAGAGTTGAGTAAAAAAGTAGATATTCAATTGAAAAATATAGTAAAAGATATTAAAAAATTAAGCAAAAATGAAAAAATTAAAATAGAATTTGGCATTAGTGCAGATGGTGAAGCATCTTGGCTAACAATTTGGAAATAATTAAGAGATAAGTATCAAAAATAAAGGAGAAACAAAAATGAATTTACTTGAAATGTCAGAATCTTGGTTAGATACTCATGCTTTATATGAAAATTCTACAGATAAAGCAAAGGGAACATTAAATGCAATAATTTCAACCTTAGAAAAAAACGATAATCCAACATCACAAAAGATGTTTAAAATGGCTAAAGGTATAATGGATTATTATGATAAAAATAAATCATTTAGCCCTGAACAAGCTAAATGGATATACAATACATCAAAAGCACTTTTTAATTAAAGAGATTTATATATGGGAAAATTTAAGGATTTTATAAAAGAGCAATTTCATAAAGGATATAAACTTCAATATAATGGTAATGAGATGTATGTTGAAGTTTTTAAAAATCCAAATAAAAGAGAAATAGATGATATAATCAAAAGTGATGTTCTTCATTCTGTTAGAATTGGTGTTAAAAATAAAGATATTTATTGTTGGATTTCTTGTATTCTACATGATGAAATACAAAACATAATGAATATTCATTTTGATTATAAATTAGTTTGGGATAAGGATTTTAGTAAAATTATTGTTGGTTCTAAACCAATGAATAATAGTGATAATTTAAATGATACTGTTAAAAATAAGATTAAAAA